CTGAGATGGATGATTGTAGAAGCAGCATACTTGAGTCCGCTGCCTCCTCCCATTTCCTTTGTAGGGACATAAGCGCCAATGACATCATAGGTGTGGTTGGTAACGATCATGGGGATGTTTGCTTGACCAAGTTTCAGAGTCAGCATACGGAAAGCACCTTTGATCAGTTGGGATTTGGTCATGTCCCGAACTTGCTTATCGTTGAGTGCGTCAGTGATCTCCTTCTCGGTGGATAGCATACCAAGAGAGTCTAGCACAAACATACAGGGTTTGCGATCATCTAATGGTTTCTTAAGATAGATATCAACTGCCTTCAATGCTTGACTGCGGAACTGTTCAACAGTTACAACATTGACAATGACAGTTCGATCAAGATCTACCCCACGACTTGCGAGTAGAGACTTGTTAACAGCGGCTTCAGTGTCAAAATATATGCACATCCCATCAGGATGAGTATCCAAGAAATTTTTGACGACAGCAAGGGAGAAAAAAGTTTTTCCAGTACTAGACTCGCCAGCAATGGCAGTAATCTTATTCCCAGATACACCACCAAATATAGACCCTGAAACAAGTCCGTTAAAAATGTACGAACCTGTGTCCACATAAGTTTCAGATTCATCTATGTCAGAAGCAAGTTGTGTGTACTCATCACCAATTTCTTTTACAATTTCTTTCAAAAAATCCATTAGGCAACCATCCCGTATTGTTCACGTAAAATCTTTTTGTAAGGACCATCAGGATTTGCATCTCTGATTTCTTTTACAAGTTTTAGTTTTTGATATAGTGCAGCATCTCCGCCAAGACGCATAGCACTAATGATTGTAGCAAGTTCTTTGTCGTTAATAGGAAGTTCCATTCTACTCCATTACGTTTTTTGATTCTGTGCAGATAACCCAATTATAACTCTTTTTCATTTCTTTTGCAAACCATTTTGCACTATACTCCTCCTCAAAGTATCTGCTATGTTGAACCGGGGAAATGAGTCCAGGTTCTGACCAACGGACAATGTATTTACTCATGAGAAGAAACTCTCCAGACTGACTTTTTTCTCAACAGACCATCCAATTGCATCAAGAATTGTTTTAACAGGTTCCAAGAAGGCCTTGTTAAACTGCATCTCATAATCGACAAATCGATTCAGATCAAGTTCCTTAGGGAAATCTTGAATGAATGAAATGACGTTCTCTCTAGTCGGGTTTGGACTTTTGAGGTAGCAGAACTTAATCTTCTCCCCATTTTGTATGTAAGCATACTTCTTGTCCAATCCCCGCTCCTTTATATAGAAGTTATAGAGCAATGCACCACGAACATGCATTGGTGTTCCCTTTGCATAGATTGTATTACTACCCTTATACTTGTCCACAGAAGACACAGATCGTGGGAATGATACTTCCTCTGGTGGCAACTTCTGGAAGTCCTTACGAGAGTCTTCAATGAACTTGATGACTTCATCCTCTGTGCCACTCATGACCAGTTTCA